AGATACAAATCAATTTCTTCTTCGCCATTGTAGAACACTCTCTCATCGTTTGCAATGTATTCCTGCATGCCCCGGTGAAAGTGATTCAAGAACATTTTGATCGGCATCTTTTTGTTCGTGTGATAATTATCCACGAGCCTTTCTTTGACTTCCCGGTCGTAGAACGCATTGTTATATCCTACGTAATATCGTGGAGTCGATAGATACTTGTACAATTCATCGTAATCATTTCTGCTTTCGTGAATTACAAATTCGTGTTCTTCTCCGGTATCGATATTTACATCATAATAACTAATGAAGTTGGGAAAGTTTTCCACGTCATAAACTACTGTCTCCATTATTGTCCGATTTGTAAATTAGTCCAACTATTAATATCCTGCTCTGGAGTGTCAAATAAATCTTCACTCACTCTTGTATAAAACTCTGTCTCCCAATCCTGCTCCTGTTCTTTGTACCTTCCGGTAATAGGATCGAATTCCATAGTAACAAATCCGACTTTACCCATGAAATAGTGCTTAATCTTTTGCACATAGATATCCACAAGTCCACTTTTGAAGTCACGATGAACGACAAAACCGTTATCTGCTACGTTTGCAAAGTGATGGCTACCGGAAATATCGTATAACCTGGGTATCTCGTACTCCCCGGTCGATTTGTCTCTCTGCATCTTACGTGGATGTGCAATCAAAATCACAAGCACGTTGTTAACCTTCGCAAACTTCTTGAGTTTCACAAGCATCTTACCAATCCTTTCGTTACCAGAATCAGACTCAGAGTCATTATCTATGTAGTTGAATGGATCGAATATCACCGCATCGATTCCCTTCTGTCGTACCAGACTCTTGGCTATCCTTAAAAGGTTGTCGATTTTGTAATCCTCGAGATTGTCAGTATCAAAGAAACTGAAATGACTATCTATCATGGACAGGCATCTATCGAACTGATCTTTAGTCATCCGGTTGTAACCATGAAGTGGCTTTCCGGATATCTGTTCTGCCATACGTACACTTTTTAGGACATTGTCGTTTTCCGGTGAAAAGATTGCGAACTTCCAGTTTTCTCTAAAGGCCAATCGTATGCAGACTTGATCCACGAACGTAGTTTTACCGTGACCTGGGATGCCCGAACCAATAACGAACTGACCACGTTTCCATGAAATCAATTTGTCTAGCTCGGGGTATCCGATTACGCTACCCTTTGGATAGTTACTATTGTAAATGTTGACAAGTTCATCTCTGAAATCAGCTACACTAGATACTTCCGGGATAGGTAAAGGCTTCGCTGCGTTGTACAAATCCTGCAGGGCTGTCTCTCCGTGAGCCTTCAGTACATCGTTTGCATCTTTGAACTCACCGAAATCTATTTTGAAAAGATTCTCCGGTTCAAATCTACGTGCAATATCTTCGGCAAGTTTCTTTCCGGGAACATCGTTGTCAGTGGCAAGGAATATCTTTTTGTTCTCGAACGTGTAATAGACTCCGTCTAGCCATTCAAGATTGTTGTTGCCTTTGCTCGCTCCGCTAGGACACGATACTGCGAACGGATACCCGGCTTGATGCCAGCACATTGTTTCCTCTTCGCCTTCACAAATAATTATCTTGTCTGATTGGAGAATAGAATTATAGTTGTACGGAATCTTTTCGGCATCGGTGACCATCTTGAAATACTTCTCTCTGGTTTTAAACTTTACGTTTACCAGTTCGCTACCTTTCCAGTAGTTGAAGTTGATAGTCTTGTGCTGTTTCCTGTCCTGTGGCATTACTTCGATGCTCTGTGTAATACCGAAGTGGCGTATCGTTTGTTCGTTGATGCCCCGGGCTGCAAAATACTGAACAATCGCATTGTCAATTTCCGCAGCCTTTATCTGGATAGCGTTGTCCCGGGGGTTCAGAACATTATATTCAAAGAATATCTGCTCTACTTCTTCGGGAGCAGGCTCTATGAATTTCTCCCGGGGTTCCTTTTCAGTTTGGTTTAAAAGTGTGGCAATGTTTTGTTTTGTTTCGTAAGGCACATCGTTTAGTTGAATGATTGCTTCTGCAATGGCCCGGATTAATGCTGAGTTAGTCTTCATCTTTTTGTTTTTTACTTAGGAATAATTTGAAATTTTTGTGTTCGGTTAATGGGTAATTGAATGGTCTATCCGGTAAATCGAATACCGAGGAAGCCAGAGAGTCTATCATCGGACTATCGATGATGCCGACAAACTGTAGTTTATCTTGAATTTCACACCAAGAAAGCTTCCTCAAGTATTCGATTGTATCGTAGATGTTGTGGTTTGGAACATTGTATGGAACCTGGTCTATGTCGATGTCCTTCATCGAAGCATAAACCCAGTCAAAGGGTATGTCAAACACAAATCCATGCGGAGTGTAGATCCGGATACGGGCGACAGGATTTTTACGACTGCTTATCGGTTTGTTCTGGTTTGTTTCTTTCTGATACATCGACAAATACTTTTGCGATATCTTTGAGGCTGTACTCACCACCTTTTTCAAGGATACCTTCGTAAGTGGTTACGATAGCATCTGCTACTACCTCGTTAACTTGAACTTGCTGTAATGCCAGAGCCATGATTAGGTACTGGACTTTCTGTGTGTGGGTTAATTCAATTTGTGACATATTTTTTTAAATTAGGGTTCAAAGATACTTAGAATAAAGGTCATTATTAACAATTTTTTGAATTGTTGTGGTGTGAAACTTGCCTCCTTTCTTTGACCTGTATCCGTTTTCGTTAGCATGCATGGCGGTTTTGAAAGGTCCGAATGATTTGTTCCAAAGATAAATTTTTCTCACAAGTTGCATTTCGTTTTCGTTGACCTTGAGTTTACCATCTATCTTGTCAAATCCGATAGGAACCGGACCGCAGTACACTTTCTCTTCTTTCTTGAGATACTTCATAACTGAAGATATCAGTTCACCCCTCTGATTTGATTCGAACTCAGCGAATGCTGCTATCATCTGGAGCATCAGTTTGCCGTGAGATGTCGATGTGTCGAACTGAAAGTCTAGAGTGTAGAAAGATACTCCGTGGTTCTCGAGAAAAGAAATCCATTTCAGTGTGTCTTTGGTGTTACGACCGAAACGAGATAGGCTGTAAACTACAACGATGTCGACTTGCTTTTTCTTTACCATGTCCATCATTTGCATAAACTGTGGCCGGTTCTCGAATTTTCTGCCGGATACCCCGGGATCTGAAAAAGACTTTACGATTTCGTAGTTGTGAATTTTACAGAATGCTTCGATCCTGTCTTGTTGGTTGTCCAGAGAAGAGCCGTCATCTACTTGGTTTTCGTGAGAAACCCTAGTGTAATACACAGCTCGTTTAATCTGATTCGGTTGTGTCTTCATTTTCAATGTTGGTGTTTTTAAGTTTGTTGATTTTGTTAACTGACTCTCGTATTATCGAAAGTATTACAATGTTTGGAGACAAGTCCATTGCTGAACAATACTCCACCAATAACCTGTGGTTGTTTCGTGCCAATTGTACCGGGACTGCTGTATCTCCTTCAGTAAATTCTTTGATAGATTTTGCCATACTTCGTCTTCTCTTGTTGAGATACGTGTGAACCAAATCATCAATCAATAGACTATACTCCTGGTATCCATATTGCTTACTGATGTCTTTTATCGCCTGTCGTTGATTAGCACTAACACGAACAAACAACTGCACGATGTTGTCTCGTTTCTTTTTGGCTCGCATGATTGAAGATTACAATACTACCCGGTAGATGATGTAGATGATAGCCCAGAGAATGAAATAAACAATGCCCACCAAGACATAGTCTAGGTATTGTTCGTCAACAGGACCATCGATGCATTCGAGAATGTTTTTGATTTTTTGTCTGAGTTTTTTAATTGTATTCATGAGTATAAACGTATCTTATGATGGCGAAATGGGTGGCAGTTCCGTAATAGGTAATCGGACCGCAGTCAATTAGAAATGTTGTCATAGTTTAATTTAATAAAATTTTTTCGGCTTGGTCCATATGCTTTCTTACACACTCATCAGCTTCTGCTAGAGTATCAAAATATCCGAGGATGTTGTCCGACAGGACAACCATGAACACGGTTCCCATGTCGGACTCCATCTCGAATATGTCATAAACATTTAGCATACACATTTCGTTGTGCAATATAGTTTAAGGACAAGATTAATGCAAGCATTATGAGGTGACTTCGGACTCCTTCTTTGAATCTTTGTCCACGTAGTTATCGAACGCACTTCTTCTCTTCCGGAAGAAGTTCTTGTGCTGAGGGAATTCGTTCTCAAACAACCGGGTGAATAATGGTGCGAAGTTGTTATTGATTTTGAATTCACCATCGCCTCTCTCTGCTCTCTCCCATCGTATGATTTCAAAGATACCCTTTGCACCATAGTTGGTGAAGCCGAGACGAATGGCTCTAAGCGCAATGTTCTTGAATGCTGCGTAGAGATGTGGATTTGTTTTGTGATACTCTAAGAAGTCCTTGTTTGAGATTCCTTCGAATAGGTCCAGTTGATTAGTTTGCTGTGTCATATTAATTTATTAAGTGATAAAATATTTGTGCACAAATTGTAGCTACTCCCAATGATAGAAGATAATCTTCAAGCGTCAAGTTGATCTCCATATGCACCGATATTAACTATTGATACACCTTCTTTTAGAACATCTATCATACGCCAGTCATCTAACAGATTAGTCATCTGTTTGAACTTCGTGTCATCGTAAAGGATGTGTTGGATAATGTGCGTGATGTAAACCCTGCGGTCATGCTCTGACATTTCTCTGAATGTTTTTTCTGATTCCATTTTTTATTTATTAATTGTGAATTGTGATGATGTAAAATTAAAAGCACCCCGGTCAAAGACCGAGGTGCAAACCATGAAACTTAACCAACAAAAACCATTGACTTAGGTTGTGTGTTCTCTTCAATCCATGCCATGATAGTATCATATGCATTGTTGTTTATCGTGTAACCAGTACCGCCCATGATGTAGTCCGTCTTGCGGTCTGCTGTAGTAGGGGCTGTGATGTGGTTAGTGTAACGAGTTACTGCGTTGAATAGTCCCCATACAGTATCGCCTTCCAAGTCTCTCTCAATGCTGTATGCTGAAGCGAATTGCTTCATCTGATTAGCTTTGCGAGTAGATATGTCATCAGCTTTTGTCTTGAGTACATCTACCTCGAAGATAGAATTCAATACAGCCTGTACAAGATTTTCGTTCGGAGCCATCTCGCTCATCCGTTTGAATGTATCGAACAGATTCTTGTCAGCGTTAATCGTTTCTTGGAATTGCTGAATAGCAATCTCGATACGTGACTTGGCTGACTCAGTATGTCTGAACCTACTGCTTTCTTTGTAAGCACGATAGAAAGTATTCTGACATACGATAACGGTGTTGGTAGAACCAAAAGCAATCGAACTGCTACCATCGTGGCTGTTGATACAAGTCACCCAGCGTTTAACACCGGACTTGCCGATGTACTCTTCCGGTAACTGAGCTTGCAGATAAACCTTGCGACCGCCATTCAAAGTACCACCTCTGTCAGTAGAGATACCGATACCCTCAGTGGCACGGACAACGGTGTCAGCAAGTTCCCAGTTTTGGAATGGTGTGTACCTACCTTTAACAGAGCCGAGACAATCGATTGGTGTATCGTCTCCGTGGTTGTATCGGAAGATACCATAGTGGTCAGTAATCAATCCCGAGGGATGAGTGAATTGTTCTTTCTTAACTTCCCAGTTAAGTCCGGTTCTTTCGAGCAGGTTCATTGTGCGCTCGAAGTTGTCGAGGTTCAGTGCAGGTGCGTCCATGTTTGAAATGTTTGTTGAGTTGTTGTTGATAAAATTTTGATTGTTCATGATAGTTTGATTTTTAGTTGTTAATTTTTTGTGAGTTAGTTTTTTGATTGTTGCAAATGTAATGTGATTGTTTTGATTTTTCCAAATTTATTTTGAAGTTATTTTAAATTACGATGTCGATTGCGGTGGTCTCATTAATGAGGTAAGCCTTGCAGTTCTTGAGCATCACCGATGTATGAGACGTGACAGGTTGACCGCTTGTCTTGTTGATAAATTGTTCCGTGGTGTACGGATTGTAGTACAATTCATCCGGATAAGCGTGGGGTATCAGACGTAACGTACCGGAGGGAAGCGGAGAGAAAGACTTGGCTAGGATAAATGCATGCACATTCTTTGACTTCTCTTTGAGTACACGCCTTCTCCCGGCCTCAGATACCTTGGTCTTAACTTGAGAGATGATGGCTTCGTCTACATGTGCATATAGACGATAGCCTTTCTTTTCTCTGTCGTACTTCAGTACACTGAAGCAGTTCTTGTGTAGGTTGCGATAAATTTTGTAGTTGCTCATGTTAGTTGTTTTAAAATGTTGTACTCTTCTTCAGTGATAATAGCGTATCCACCCCAGCCATCGTAGGCATGAATAAGGTCAATTGCACTATCGTTCGGACCGTGTTTACACACGGCACAATTGGTATTCTCAATGTCTTCTAGCAATCTGTGAAAATCATCGTTGAAGTAAATGTCGCAGGCTTCTTTGCCAAACAGGAAATAAGTTGTTGTCATTTTATTGTTCTACTAAGTTAAACATAAATTCAGAATATCCCTCTGGAACTACATTCGATACAGAGATTATATCTCTTGCCCAGGAGCCGACATAATCTTCGTCACCACGATAGTCACCACCGCCTCTGCCGTTACCTTCACAGGTCATGAGAGGTAGAGGATGAATACGCCATCCATCACGACTAGGTACTTTTGTTTTGTCTATGTACTGCTTGGTGCTGTGATTGATAACATACAAGGAGTCGAGCAAAGATAATTCACGCTCGGGCTTTACTATGTTCTTGTCAGTGCATCTTGTATAGACATTTGTTTTGTTGCCGTGGCAAGCATCCGCATAATCCCCTGCCCATACTACTCGCTGAGGATTGTTGTGGATAAGGGTTTCGAATGATTTGACAAATGGGTTCTCCATCCATGAATGTTCCATTAGTTTCAAACCGCTGTTGAAATTCCAGCTGTAAACGTGCTGTTTAACTGTCTTTTTGTTGTCGCCTAAAATGGCTGCTGAATAATACTGTCCCATGATTTTTAATTTTTAGTTGTTTAGATTTTAATTGTTTTGATTTGTGATTAGTTCGTAAAATTTCTTTGCCCATTCTTCCGTAGGAAAGCGACCAATGATTTGTCCCTCGTGGTACACTCTCCACTCGACAATGCCAGAGACGTAAGCCTTGACAATACTAGATGGGATAACTTTAATTGTTTGCATGTTGATTTAAATAGTTTAAAAATATTTGTGCTTCGGCCTCAGAACGGAAAGCGTATTCCTTCATCTGTTTGCCACGATACGACTTGCACGTATTCTTATTGATAGGTTGTCCACTTTTGTTGGCTACATAATAATATGTAGTTGCCAGTGGCATACCACTCGGACTTCTTTCAGCCCGAAATGGTATGTACTGATTGGATTGGATTGTGTAGTTGCTCATTTGTTTTTCTTGTTGATTGTAACCCACCAATGATGATGTCCTACTACAAAAGATATTTGAGTGTATGTAGGATTTCGAATAATGTTAAAGTAGGGAGTAGCAAATTGCCAACAGCCTTTTGGAAGGCTCGTTCCCCAACGTGTATAGTTGATTTTCATTTTTAATAATTACTTACTTGTTAATTGTTTATACACCAGCGTGAGGGTTCGTTGGAAGTTTTCAGTGCCTTGAATAAAGTTGTCCAAGGTTTTGTAGAAGTAACCACCAGCATCGTGTCTATGTACCCAGCCACGAGTAGACCATAGCAATCCTTTGATCTTGAAACCACGAATTAAATCGCAAGATGTTTTGATTTCTACTGGTTCATAATCGTACAATACATGAAGTCTATGTAGGTTGACATCTTCTTCTCCTTCAAAGTAAAGAGCCAAGTCTACGCTGTGAGGATTTTTCATAGCGTGCTCGTCTTCAAACATCTTCGAAACACCGGATGAACTTCTATTGCGATGCAAAGCAAGACTGACCGGACTGAACTCACGATTGAATTCATTCAATTGAGAGTTGTACTCTATCCGCAATTGCTGTGCAATAGCTTTGTTGTGTTCGAGTATGGATTTTCTAAATGCTTCCGTTTCCTCGATGTCTTTTTTGACAGAGTCAATTGTGAATTTACCCTTGGCAGGTGTAGTGGAATTTAACTTTTTGAATTCTTTTTCTAAGTCAGAAAGTAATTGGTCTTGAAATGTTGTTAGATAACTCATGGTTTTTTTGATTGGTGATTGTTAGTTGTTGATTGTTTCTATTTCGATGGTGATACTGCAGTATCTGTCCAAGTCTTGGATTGGAATTCTGCCGTACTTAACGCTACTATAGTAGCCTTGGGATTTGTATCGCTTTGCCCATTGTTGCATAGCTTCGTAGGCTTGTTCGATAGTGTCGTAAGTCTCGGTGTGATGAATGCTGAACCCATCGGGGCTCAGCACATTGAATTGTTTTGTACCATACGTTATGTCTTCACATATTTTGTCCATGAAGTATTGCCTGTTCTCTAGTAGATGAAACATATTGTACGAATAGGTATCGTCTCGAAGTACATCGCCATTACTACAATTGTAGTATCCGGCAAAGTCACATCCTGGTTCTTCGTATTCTGACTCGATAGTCAACTGATATACATCAGACAACTTGCGAAAGAACTCACATGGTGGAGACCATGCACTATCGCCACACAATCTTGCTTCAGTGTCGGACTCTCTAGTCCACTCAGCATCGAACCATCGTGTACCGAAGTCTTGATATGAATTGCCATCCTCTACGATAGGGACATTTAGAACTTCGTGAAACGAACCATACCATAAGTGTGGTGTTTCTTTTTTGCTTTCGATTAGGTTGCGAAGTTATAACAATTGTTTGCCATGTTTTTTGTTTGTAATGTGATTAAAGGACTTGATAAACTTGATTGATGTTTTTGTCTTCGTCTAAATGAATTTCTAAAATTTCATCTTCTGTAGTTAAACTGAAGACTTCTTTATCTTCTAGACCATGATACTCATTCATGTAGTAATCACTAGTCAGTTTCATGTAGTAAGGAAAGAAGCTGTCATTGCCGAGAGGAATTCTTTCGAATTCCCCGGCACGTTTGACATCATCTCTAGATAAAAAGTCTTTCGTTAATCTGCGATGATAGTAAGTTGTTTCAATTGGAATGTGAGCTGCCATGTCTTTTTGTTTATTGATTTATAAATGTCCTCCGTATGTAATCTTTCCGTTTTCTTCTACATCGTATCGTGACTCCGACTCTTGGTCTATCCAATCCATATCATCACTGAGACCGAAGCCGAATTCGTAGGGTGCTTCGCTTAACTTCTTGTCTAGCTCATCGGTGAATAGATGTTCGTTGTCGAAAATCCAATCCTGTACTTTGTCATTAGGAATGTCT